GTCCACGATCTTATTGGCATTGGCGCACACGGCCCTGTCAACCGTGATCTTCTGCCAGGTGGCTGACTTAAAATATGCCAGGGAAATGCGCTCCTGGGCCGTATCCACATTTTTTAAGATCTCCACCGGAAGGATCGGGTGGCTGCAGGCGTAATAGGCAACCGGCATGGCATTCTTGTCGTAACGGACGGTCTTTACCCCCATATCCGTTGCCTCCCATTCCCCACAGTTAAGCTCTATGGGCTGGTCCGTAAACCGTGTCACTTTCCCCGTCTGCTTCTGTCTCTGGGAATAGTCCAGGACAAACGCACGGTACAGATTGTTAAACTCTGGCCTGCGCTTCAGCTTCCCTGCTTCTTTCCGCAGTGCCTCCACGTACTGGGTCCGCTCCACGTTATCCTCAATCTCAAAGATCTGGTAAAATATCTCATCCGGGAACGGATCCAGGCCAGACAGCTTAGATATACCAGCTAATAACTCGTCCTTCGACTTTTCCAATCTCTTTCACCACCTTCTTATCGGCATACACTTCTTCCGGGCAGTCCTTAAGGCACCCCAACAGATACTCCACATAGGTCAAGTTGCCAAGCCCTTCCCAGAAATGTTCATTGCGCTCCCTGACAGCCTCACAGAGCAGTCCTCTGTACACGGTCAGCCATTTTACCGCCTCCTGCACAAACTGCCCTAATTCCCGCTTATAGCGCCTCCTCTTGTCTGCTTCCCGCTTTTCCCTATAGGTCACCGGCTCATTGACTGGCACCCCGTAAGCCTGCGCCAGCTGCTTTGCGGCTTCATAATTACTGATCACGTAATAGGCCGCCACAAACTTGATCTGGTCACCACCGGAACCGCAGACAAAACAGTAATACCCTTTTCCATTGGGATAGATCTTCATGGAAGGATGGGTATCCTTATGGAACGGACAGAGGCATTTTCCGTTTAAAATATGCAGGCCGCAGTATTCCACGGCCTGCTGCATACTTACTGCATCTTTTATCCTGCTGTAAAGCTCCGGATCACATGAACGGGATGCCTTCATCACCTGCGCCCTCCGGAATATTCATGAAACCATCACCCACAGGAGACGGTGTTTCTGCCGGCTTCTGTACCGTGCCTTCCGGAAGCAGATCATCCTCTGGTACCTCCGCATCTGCCAGACCCGCCACGCTGCGGATCTGCCACAGTTCTGTAACGATAGGGCGGTTTCCGTTCTCTGCCTCATACTGCCTGCGCCGGAAAATTCCTCCAAATTTCTTTCCTGCCAGTGTTTTTTCATTGTTTTCCTTATCCCACTGGAAAGTAAAATTATTCGAACGCTCAATGGAAGTGATGATCCCCTTGAACCAGGAAAGTCCTTTTCCTTCCATGTTCTGTTTAAACACACCACGCCATTTTGCGTCAGCACTGTTCTGGGCCTTGTCCGCATTAAAGAGCTTCTGGAAAAAGTCTTTCTGCTCTCCCTCTGCTACATCAAACAGGATCACAAACTGCTTATTTCCGTTCTTGGATGTCTGGGTTGCTACCTGTTTGATCACACACACATACTTTCCTTTTGGCAGCTGCTGGGATTCCCCTGTATAAGCTGCTGCCTCATCATATCCTGCTGGTTTCTTTATCATGACTTTGTATCCTCCTTGGTCTTATGTTTTTCCCATCCATAAAAATCCCGGATGGTATCATCTACTAATTTCAAGTTGTTTTCGATCTCCGGTTCCGGGAACATCTCTTCCGGAGTCTTTGTGATATCGGATCCGTCCGTAACCGTCCGGAAGAAATGGTTCCCATTTTCACTCATGCAACGGATGCAGATCGTGACCATGCCTTCTAGGCACACTTTCCGGTCCAACTGCTTGCCAATGGTCCTGAGACGTGAGATACCAAAATCGTCCGTATCTTCGTGGAACATGATGTAAACGATCTTGTCCGGAGCTGTCACATCCGTCTTGATCCGTTTCACCAGACCATACATGGCATCCGCAATGTCATCGTACATCTCAAAGGATGCATTTCCCTTCTTATTCCGGTGCTGTGACATGAAAAGATGCGTCATAATATACCCCGCATCATCGATCACGTAAGTCTTTTCCGGGTTCTGGTTGATCGTTGTAATGATCCGGTTGATATCATCACTGCATCCTGTCTTCTTAAAGCGCTTCTTAAACGGCAGTTCCTTCCGCTCCGTATTCAGAAGCACGATCTCATCCTCATCAAAAAACTTAAGGCTGCGGCTCTTCCCGCTTCCGGATTTTCCATAGATCAATACTGGTAATCCCATAATATCCTCCTTAATACGGCAGCGTCTCTGCCGCCGCTTCTGTTTCCTGCTCATCTTTCTTTGGAAGCCAGTCATCCTCAAAGAAGTCCAGC